TAACAGTCAGTAAGTCCTCTATTTTTTATCAAATAAAATATACATTAAGCGGCTTAAAAAAGTTGCTTTTTTTTTGGCTTTTTCTGCCTCTAATTTAAAAATAACATCTTGTTGGTCACAAATTATTTCAAGAGCCATACTAATGAAATGACCCTGTTTACAACCTGTTTTAAGTAATTCGATTGCATATTCTTTTAATTCTTTTTTGTCGTTTTGTTTATTTATTTTTTGTATTTGTTTCTCTAGCTCAAACTCTTCCTCAAGACTCATCTTGGAGTTGAGAGCTTTTATAATCTGTCTCATTTGACTGGGAATAATTTACTTTCTAATAAATCCACTAAAGAATTATCAATATCATTATCAGTTTTATCAACGCAGTAGCGTAAAATTTCAAGACACAATTTACGAAGACTTTCTGATCTGGCAAAATTTAAAAGTAATGGTTTTAGTAAAGCTGTCATTTTTCTAATATGTTTCTTTTCAAACATATCAATATTTGCTAGATTTGCCATATATCTACCTAAAACCCCATCCTCACACAAATTAGGTAGTTTCCTAATATGGAAGATCAAGAAGAGAAAGAAGGCACTGATTGGGGAGAAATCTTTGGTCATGCTGTTAGATTTATGATTTTAGTTTGGTCATTAGCAATGATGACTCTTGGATACATGGATAAAATCCGTAATGACGGAGCGTTTTTAGCTGGCTTAACTTCGGGGGTACTTGGATCATACGGTATTTCTGTTAACAAAAAGAAACCTAATAATACTGCTAAAATAGTAGATAACAAAGACACTAACGTAGGTATCAAATGAAAAAGCTCTTACTACTTGCAGCATTACTAATGCCTTCTGCACAAGCAGATCTGATTCACAAAATGACTAGTTCGACCCAACTTACAGTAGATGGTGCTTATACCGTTGCTGAACGTGGTGCTAGTACATACAGTGTTTCTGGTAGTAATATCAAAGTTGCATCTGCTGACGATCACTTTGGTAAATTAATATCACCAGCTAGTGCTACAGCAGCAGCGACATTAGACGCTGGTACATACGATGTAAATACAGCAGGGTCAGCCTTCAGTTTTCAAGAATCATTTATTTCTGGTGATGCGGCTTATACTGTTGGTTCTGGTGTAGATGTTTCCGCAGGGGTAATTGCTGACTTACCTGTTTTTAGCAAAACAACAAGTTATTCTGGTGGTGTTGCTGGCAACTTAGCTGGTACTGTAACAAGTGCTGGGTTAACTACAGTAACGGCTGGTGGGGCTGGTACTACTGCTATAGGCCAATTTGTAACGGAACTTTCAATACTAGATTAATGAAATGGCTAGGTTTACTTGTTTTATTAATATCTAATCCACTATATGCAATACCAGTTGTCCCAAATTTTTCTCAAGGAACCTCTACTTCAACTACTCGAACAACTACAAATATAGAGGAGCGAATAAAAACAATTGAATTTTCTGGTTCTACATATAGCGTATCGGGATCGGGTGTTACTGCTGACGGCAATATTAATCCTAGCTACACTAATCTACAAACTACCTTAAATGGTCAAGACTATACATGGAAACAGGTAGATTTAAACACTCGACCAAATTGGAACCTCAACCAAAACGGAGCTTCGTTTCAATTTACAGAGGTTTACAAACAACCTTCAGTAAGCAGAATAACCGATCTTACAAGGACAATTCAAAGCGAGTCAGTTACAGAAACTACCACAGTGTTCTCCCAGTAATAGCAAGCCTTTTTTGTCAACCAGTTTTAGCAAACACCTCATCAACTGCTGCCCCCGTAGCGCAATCTAGCTCTTCAGTATCCAATCAGGCAGTGCAGGTCTTACAGGGTAATCTCATTGAGTCTCAGTTTGGTGGAGGTATAGTTTGTCAGAACTCAATGTTAACAATCAGTCCATTTGTAACCACGACATTTAATCAAAAAAGGCCACAAGATTTAAGATATACAACACCTGTTTATAATATGGCAACTGATGATAATGGTAATTTAACTAACGCTGGTGAAATTTTATATCATCAAGAAAACTATTCAGCTAACAGAGATAGTCTTGGAATTAATTTTGGGATAGCTGCTACCTTTTCTATTCCTTTGGGTTCTGCATATCAAGATGCTTGCTTAAGATCTGCTACAACTCAAGAAAAAATACAAAATCAGATATTAAATAATAAAAAATTAGACTACGAGCTTGCAAGGCTCAAAAATTGTGGTGAATTAAAAATTGCTGGTATTCAATACCACCCAAAAAGTCCTTACTATTTTATTTGTGCAGATGTTTTAGTTACAGAAAAGATGGGTCAAGTTGTACCGCATACACATAAACTTAAGAATTAGTCTTCTCATCTTTTGAAATCTTTTTCTTTAATTGTTTAAATATTGTAGAAAGTAGCTTTTTTATTACAGGAGCCAAAAGTGCAGACCCACCAGCAACCACACCCAAAACAGTAGTAGAAATGAGCATTTGAGGAGTACCAATAAAACTTTCTCTGAACGGTACTTCTTCCCAGATTGCGACACAATCATTGTTAACTTTCTCCCATTTTAATAGCCGTTCAATCCGTTTATCATTTCTGTAATCTCCTGTTCTAAATCTTGGGTTTAAAGGTGGACAAGGAATATATAATTCTTCTTTTTCTTTTTTTACTAATTTAGTTAAATCTGGTTGTATTATTGGTTCTGGTTCTGCTCTATTACTTAATTCTGACTGTGTATATGTAAACTCATTAGGTGTATAGTTTAAAGGTTCATAGCTAGGCATTACTACGCCACATTTTATGACTGTTCCATTTTCATCAATATCAATTTCAGTAAATAAATTATTTCTATGTACTTTTACGCAAGCTGGATAATCAACAATTAATTTAGGAACTTTTTTTATTTTGGGTATTAGAGGTTCATAAACTTGTATTTTTGGAATATTTATTTCATTAATTTTTATTTGTTTAATTTCCATTAAAAGGAATAGAAACGCCTGTAGTTTTTGGTAAACCTTGATCTAATGCTTTAGGCATGATTCCTGATACCTTTTCCATAACCTTATCCATCATCATCTTTTCAAACTGTGGACTAGTTATGTAACGATAACCTGCATAAGCTCCACCTAAAGTTGAAATACTAATCACAAAAGATACGATGGATAATATAGAAGAGATTTTATTTAACATGAGGAGAGGTGCATTTGCAGTTATATACATGATAGTCATAACTACGGTGTGTGTAAGCACACCCCTATTCATATTAAGTTACATACTTAGAACTTCAAAAAAGTCTTTTAATTCCTAATTTAGTTCCAATTACGTTTTCATCAGAAAAAACACCACTTAACTCACCATAAATAGATGTTTTGTCTGTTGCATTTACAGAACCACCGATCTTTGCTGAAACATCTGTAGATTGCTCCCCGCCATCAGGATTATTAAGTAGTCCACCACCTTGAATATACCAAGAAGCACCAGAATCATTACTACCTTCGTATCCTATATGAAGTTCTGTTGAACTTCCTTGAAAATCTGAATCTTTTTTAAAAGATGCATTATTTTCAACATTTAAGTAGAAGCCTGCAAACGCTGGTGTTGATAGTGCTGATGCAGCAGCTATTGTTAATACTTTTTTGAGCATTTAATTAAAAAAATTAAAGTTATATACTAATGGATTTCAAATGCTTTTCAAGGTTTTGTTACTACGACTTGATCTGGTCTTACACGCTCCACTGCAATATATTTTTCTTTGTTCCATAGTATTAAAACTTGCACCACAAACAGGACACTCTCTAACAAGTATCCCTTCTACTTTTTTACGTCTTCTTTTATATCTTGTTTTACCTCCTCTGTCTTATCTATTTCTTTTAATAACAATTGATAAGCCTGTATTCCTCCTTCAAGCTTTAATATGTACTGTCTTTGATTTATTAATTCCTGTTGCCATTCAAGAATCTGTTTCTCAATAATTTCTTTCATTAATATTTAGTTTTTCCTAGTGTAACAGCAGTATCTTGCTGTGTGAAGTCATACTCACCTGTCCAAATACTTGTAATGCCATCTTCTTTTTTGTAAGCCCTGATAATTTCAAGATGTTCTACAGACCTTTGAATTTTATCTTTCTGTTTATCAGTAAGGGATGATAAAGCAGCAAGTTCGTTTATTACAGTTACGCTATCTCCAGCGTTAGTAAAAATAGTTGCAATTTCTTCAGTGGTACGTTCAGCCATTTGATTTAAGTTTTTCAACCTCTATTGTAAGTTCTTGTATTGCTTTGACAAGAACAGGTATAAGTTTTCCGTAAGAAGCTTCTAAGCGGTCAGGGTTTTCATCCATTACAAGTTTAAGATAATCAGCATCATTATTTTTTTGTAGTTGTTGAAAGTCTTGTGCTATAAAGCCTGCTTCATACAATCCATCCTTTCCATTACCATCTCTGGTTTGCCATTTAAACTTGACAGGGTTCAAAGATTTTACAAAATCAAGACCCAGATCAAGAGTGTTTATATCTGTTTTATCTCTTCTGTCTGAGAGAGAACTTATAGTTTGAGTATTACAACGAAGAGTAGCAATACTGGAATCACCTAAAGTGATTTCATTATCTACCGTATTAGTGCTTGGATGTGCCTCATGACCTATAGCAATGCAATTATCACCAGAAGTAAAATTACCTCCTGCCTCATGACCTATAAATACGCAATCTGCAGCAGGGCCTATTGAATCACCTGACCCATAACCGATTGCAATATTTTGACCACCAGAAGAAATATTTCTCAATGCTCTATATCCAATAGCAATATTGTTACTTGAGCCACTATAATTTTCCATAGCTTTTTCGCCTAAAGCGAAATTATTACTTCCATTAATAAGTCCACTACTTTGTCCTTCCCCTGCACTATACCCAATAAAAACATTTGAAGCACCAGTAGTTCTACGCCCTGCAAAAACACCAAAAGCCATATTCTGACTTGAATCAGTCACTTTAGAAAGTGCTTCAACTCCCACTGCACAATTAAAATTTCCAGAAGTTTGGTCGTTTAAAGCATCTTTACCAATAGCTAGTGTTAAATTACCACCATCATCTGCTGCTAACGCCCCAGAACCTATACCAATTGCTTGATCAGAATTATCAGTTTTTGCATCTGATAAGTCATTTATTGCAGATGCACCACCACCTGATGCAGCAGCCCAAGTTAAACCTCCAGTATTACCTGATTGAGCAGTTAATACATAACCATCAGTAGGTGAATTACTTACTTTTAAATTGGCTTCATCAACTACGTTATCGGCAATAGTTAAAGAAGTACTACCAGTGACTTCTCCTGTATGTGTAGCATTAGATGTTTTGGCTGTATTTGCAGCTATTTCTGTATTTATAGAATTAGCTAATTTATCAGCCGTTATAGCATCATCAGCAATCTCATTTACCGTTAATTTATCAGATTGCAAAAGAGTTTTTATCTCACTAGCGGTTTGATCAGCAGTAGCTGATGCCTCAATTCCTGATAATTTTGTTTTTTCTGCATCTGTAAAAGCATTTGTGTCAGAATTGTTTTCGTACGCAGTCTTAATTTCTGAATCTGTTTGATCTGCTGTTGCATTGGCTTCAATAGCGTTTAGTTTTGTATGATCTGCGTCAGTAAACACATTACTGTCAGATGCTGCTTCAACAGCAGCTCTAACTTCTGCGTTAGATAATTGTGTGTTAGTATCTGTAGTTTGATCAACCCAGTCAAGATTACCAGAACCATCAGTTTTTAATACTTGGTTCGCATTTCCGTCTGTATCTGGAAGGGTAAGAGTATAACTAGCACCTGCACTATGAGGAGGTGATGCAATTTTTACACCATGATTATTATTAGAACAATTAAGTTGTAATGTCCCGACAGTACCGCTACTTGTACCATCACCTTTAATTTCTACAACACCAGTACCGTTAGGATTTAATTTAATATTGCCATTACTTGTGCTTGTAGTTATTTCATTAGTCTGTACATCCAAGTTAGCCCCAAGTTGAGGAGAACTGTCCTCACTTAAATTTTGTAAATAACCAGAAGGAACAGAAGTCAAATATGTATTTGTATCAACCGTATAAGTGCCAGCACCAGTACGCTTCATAAACCCATTGGAGGTGAAATCACCATCC